AACCAGGGTGGTATATTGACAATAATTTTTGTAAGTTTTGTTTTTCTTTAGGAACAAACAAGGTTCCGTTTTCAAATAAAACATGACCTAATGTTGCTTGACCTTTTTGGTCTTTAACTAAAGGTGAGTTTTGATTTGTGGCATATCTTAATTCTTCTTGATTGCCTGTTTCTTTATCAAACCATAACAATGGGTATCTAAGAGTGTGTTTACATTGCAGTGTATATGTTAACGGTGAAAAATTGTCTGCAATAATGTAAGTTCTATCTTTTATTTCCCAGTTATTTTTTGGAAGTTTAACTTCAATAGTTTTTGGTTTTGCAACCACTTCAATATAATCTTGTACTTCAACATTATTTGTTTCTACGTACTCTTCTGTAACTTTTGGTTTTTGCGTTGTCGCCATAATATAATATAATTTAATAAATTTTTAAAAGGTAAAAATTACCCCCGTAGTTTCAACAAGGGTAATATTACCATATTTTTACACTGATGCAGTGAACAATACGAAATTGTTAGCAGCTTGTGTAACTAAACATCTTTCAGACAAGAAGTGTACTTGCATTGCATCAAGATCAGAAGTGTAAGCACCTCCAACAGATCCAGTGATCCAAGATTTCATTCTTCTATCATCAGCTTGGTTAGCTCTGTAACGAACGTGTAAGAAAGGTCTACGGATGTTAGTTCCTAATTGTTGATCGTATACAGTAGATGTTCCAGCAGGAATCAATACACCGTCGATTGAAGTATTAGCAACACCACCACGAGTAGAAGCATCATTCAAATATTTCCAATCAGTTTTGTAGAAATCGTAAGATCCTCTACGGAAACCAGAGAAACCTAAGTTTAAAGCCATTTGCTCAGAGTTTTCAAACAAACCATAAGCTACACCACCAGCAGCGCCAGAAGATAAAGAAGCTAACATGTCATCAAAGTCAAGAGAAGTAGCTCTGTTCAAGAAGAACATGTTTTCTTCAATAGCTCCTTGAGTATCTAATCCTTTCAAGATTGAATCAAAATCACTTAAACCACTAGCAGCAGTAAAGTTATTTACGATATTACCTCTTTCTCTAATAGCAGCAAAAAGACCTTGTGTTCCTTTGTAAGTTACACCTGTAGCAGGAGTTAAAGTTGATACACCTGAACTAGCAGCTGATAATTCACCTTCAATAACTGACATTTCTAAATAATCTTCAAAACGTAATCTTGTTTCAGATTCAGCTTTTAAGTACCATAAATATCCACCAGTACCATCTTCAGTAGCAACTTCAACCCAACCAATTTGTGCAGTATCAGATCCAGAAATTTGGTATCTTTCTTTGATAATGATAGGAGAGTTATTGTATTGAGTGAATGATGGAGTTACAGCATTGATAGATGCATCAGTAGTTCCTTTTATAAATTCAGAACCATAAACGAAGATCTTAAGGTTTGTTGCAGACGTAAAGTTTACAGTACCAGAAGTTAAACTAGCTTGTGTATAAGGGTAAACCGTAAGAGTAGCAGTAGTAGATGCAGTGCTTGAAGCAGTAACAAGAACTTTAAGTTCAGTACCAGTTGCAGGATTCATAACTACTAAAGTTTGACCAGGAGAAACAACGTTTTGAACGAAGTTAATACCTGTACCACCAGTAGTGAATGTTAAAGTAGTTGCAGTAGCACAAGTTACATTGTTGTAAGCAATATGCAGTCTGTTTTGTTCAGACCAAATAACCTGATCAGAAGACATTGGCATTTCAGCTCCTACCATACGTAAGAATCCAGAAAGAGTTCTGTTTCCGTAACGCTCTACTTCAGCTTCATAGATTTCAGGTAAATATTGTTGAGCAAAATCATTACCACTTCCGTTTGCAAAGTTTAGGTAGTTTGTCTCTAATGCTTGTTGTTTTTGAGACGGTTTAATAGAACCAAAATTAGTTCCAGTAACCGAGTTAATCATGTTTGACATAATTCTTTAATTTTAATTGTTAAATTTTTTTGTTTGTATTCTTAATTTAGAAGAATCAAAACCGCTAATAGATTTAACTTTTAAACCGTTGATAAATACTTCGCCAGACGTTTGTCTTGGTTGAGCAGCTCCAGGGTTTTTTGAGTTAGTTACTACCTCTTTAATTGCATCAGCTTTTCCTTGTTCGTAAAAGTGTTGTGCAATCTTATCAGAGTTCATAGCGGTGTATAAAGCCTTGTGATAATTTTTAGCGTCATTAACATTTCCTTCTTTATCTAGGAACTTCCCAATGAAATTGTTAATATCTGACTGTTTATCTGCGACCTGTTCGTTATTTTGTACTGTATATCTAAATCTTTTTTCACCAACATTGTATTCAAAACCTTTGAAATCATTAGTAAATAAACTTTTAGTATCCTGTTTAAAACGCTCGTGTCGCACTTTAGACTCATCTTCATTCTGTTTGTATCGGTTAAAAAAGTCAGAAGCCTCTTTTTGTTCTTTGGTTACGCCCGGTCTCAACTTGATCTCGTCGTAGTATTTATCCTTTATCAACTCTAAGTGGTTCTTAGCTTTCGCAACCTCTTCTTTAAAAGCAAGTTTCTTTTTTCTAATATCTCGCTCTTCTTCCAAGTCCTCATCATACTCAAAGTTGTCTTCCATTAAAAATTGGATTTCATCTCTATCTAAATGAGGTTTAGTTCTTTTATAGTATTCTCTTAATAGTGTTTTTTCATCTACATTAGAGTAATCTGTGTTTAATCTTACATAATCTTCTACAGTTCCACCAGTCTCTTCCATGAAAGTAACTAGTTTTTCTATGTTTTCAGGCAAAGGTTTACCAGTTTTTTCTTGTTCTTGAACATGTTTTTCAACTTGTGCTTCTATAATGTTTACCTTTTCATCTACCTGCTCGTCTGTTATTTCTTGAATAATATTTACTTCTTCTTGTACTTCTTGTAGCTCTGTTTTAATTACTTGTACAATAATTTCTGGTTCTACGCTAGGTATAACAACTTTTAATACTTCTTCGTTTACAACGGGTTGAGTAAAATCTACCTTAGTAACAACGTTCTCTTTACTTAAGTTTCTAGGTTTTCTTTTTTGAATTTTAAATTCGCCTTCTTGTTTAATATGTTCCATAATATAATATAATTAAATAATTTTTTTATTCTATAAATCTTCTAAACCTGTAAATTGAGAAGATTCAAAAGTTTGAGGTAGTGAATTTGTTTTTCTTTGATTAACTAACTCTGATTGCTGTGTGGCTTGTATTCTTGTTCTTTCATCTTTTCTATCTTCAGCAACTTGTAAATTTTGTTGTTCTGTTTGAGATTTTAATTGAGCTAACTGCATATCGTATTGGAACTGAATTTCCATTATCTCCTTTTTAAGTGCTGTTTCTGTTTGTATTTTTTGTATGTCAAACTGTGTTTTAGCTTGTTCTACGTTTACTGTTTCTTGAGTTAAGGCTTGTTGCTTTTGAACTTCATATAAAGCGGCTTTCTCTGCTGTCTGTTGGTTTGCCTGTGCTTGTGCTTGTATGTTAGCCATTTGAGCTTCTTGAGCAGCTTTTAATTTTCTAGCTTTTCTAAGTTTCAGCATTTGATTAGCTAACTTTAAATTTTTGATCTCACGAATATCTATAACGTCGTCTAAATCAACACCGCCACTTTGTAAAGCAACTTGAAGATTTTGTTCAAGCATTGCTTTTTGTTCTTCATCTGGTTCTAATTCTAAATATATACCAAAGTCGTGCAAATTTAGATTTTTAATCTCTTTCAAAGTAGCTGTGTTGTAACTAGAAATGCTTTCTTCTAACACTTGAGCCAATAAAGGATAATCCAAGCAGTCAGCGACTCTAAGGGATATGTTCTCACATGTTCTAAGAGTTAAAAACAAACTAGATTGTAATATATGCTTCGTAGCAGTATTTGATGCGTTAGCCGCCATCTTTTGCAAGCCAACTAAAGTATCTCTTTCTGGAGCACTTCCATCTCTTGCTTCATTTAGTCCAGTTACGTCTCTTATCATTTGTAAATAATACTGATAAGTCTGTATAAGAGCGGCCATTTTAGCTTGACCAGATGAACTACTTAATTCTTGAATAGGAACTCTAGCTAGATTTTGACCACCATCTTGTGTCAAAGACCTACCTATTATACTACCAGTTTGAAAGTACATGTTTAATGCTTCTGCTGGATTGTAGTTTGTGCCATTGCCTAAATCAATCTCTGCTAAACCATCAATATCTAAAAACACGCCATCAGGCACCATTTTAGACATCACTTGTTGTAGTTTTAAATGAGTCAACTGAATCATGTCTGCAAAGCCAGTTATCTTGCTAACTGTAGAATCAATTTTACCTTTATACATTCTTGGCGCTGATATAACATAGTTCATTTCAACTTTTGTCATGTTAGAAAAAGGTCTAGTCATATTCTCTGATAGTTTCCATTCTAACATAGTGTTAGTGCCTAATATTTTAGCGCCGCTGTATAACACTTCTATTGTTCTTGATACTCTTTCAAAGTTATCGCTTGGAGGTGGGTTGAAATCGTCTGTTTTTTCAATAACTTTTTCAAGCCCGTTTTCTCCGTATTTTATTTTATAAACTTGGTTCATGTAGGTCTTATATTCAAAATATAAAACTTGAACTGTATTT